CTACGCTGAGATGGATGAGTTCTACTTTCCTTATCAGATGGACTATAGAGGAAGGGTGTATTCAATACCTAGTTATGTTAATCCACAATCTTGTGACTTTGGAAGGAGTGCTTTACAATTCGCCAATGGAGTACCTATAAATAACGAAGAAGATAGTAGATGGTTGAGGATTCACGGAGCTAATGTGTTTGGAGTAAAGGGAAGTTATGAAGAACGATTAGCTTGGATAGATAAGAAGAAAGACTTGATACTTGAAAGTGCAAATGATCCTTGTGAGTGTACTTGGTGGAAAGAAGCGAGTGATCCGTGGGCTTTCATACACTTTTGTTTTGAATACGCTGACTTTAAACAGCAAGGATGGGGATTTGAAACTAAGTTACCTTGTCACATGGACGCTAGTTGTAATGGCATACAGATTCTATCTTTGTTAACAAGGGATGAAGAGTCTGGACACCACGTTAACTTATTACCTAGCCAAAAACCACAGGATATATACCAGGAAGTAGCTAATCAAGTGTACGATAGGTTACTGAAAGATAAAAGTAAGAACAGCTTGGCTGGAGATTGGTTAAAGTTTGGAATAGACCGTAGCTTTACTAAGAAGATAGTGATGTGTAAACCTTTTGGAATGAATGGATACACAAGTAAAGATGCACTGGAAGATGCTGTTGTTAAACGACTTAAGGAGGGACTAGGCAGTCCATTCAGCAAGGAAGATTTTAACGAGGCTATGATATACTTAGCTTCTTTAATCAACGACAAAGCCAACGCTTTAATTCAACCACATTTAAAATTGATGAAGTGGTTCAAAGATATAGCTAGGACTAACAAACCTATTAAGTGGACTACACCTTTTGGCTTGGAAATTGTACAAGCTTTATACGATCAAACAATAATTAAAGTGAACAGCATTTTAAATATGCAAAACACTATCCTTGCTTTTAACAACAGACAGAAAGGAATATGTAGTAGAAGAATGGCACGAGCTATCGTACCTAATTATATACATAGTCTTGACTCATCTGTTATGATGGAATTAGCTTGCAAAAGTGATTATAATATAGCAAGTATACACGACAGCTTTGCAACTCAAAGCCCTAACGCACCGAAAATGCACCAACAACTAAGAGAGATTTACGAACAACACTTTAGCGACGATCTTGTTAACAAGTTCAAGGACGAGATTGAAGCACAAAGAGGATGTACACTGGAAGACAGCCCTGAACTTGGCACATTAGATGTGTCGGCACTTAACGACTGTCAGTATATATTCTCATAATAAACAAATAAAAGAAGGAGAGAGACAATGGCGATTAAAGCTAGAACAAAACACACACAAATTGTAACACCTGTAGGTACAGCGAAGTATCCTAATGTGAATACACCTAACACAAGATTTAACGATCAAGGTGAATACAGTTGTGATTTAATAGTAACAAAGGAAGAAGCAGAGGCTATTAACACACAGCTTCAACCACTATTCGATGCTGAGTATCAAAGTAAACTGGAGGAGACAGGTAAACAAAAGCTTAAACTATCTGATTCACCTGTGCGTGAGGATGACGATGGCGATTGGATAATAAAAACAAAGTTGAAAAATGTACTTGCTGGTACTTATAAAAATGGAGACCCAAGAGGTGCTAAGTCTATTGCTTTGTATGATTCACAAGGTAAGCCTTTAAAGGGTACATTAGTGCGAGGTGGATCAAAGGTTAAGTTAGCTTTTCGTCCACGGTTTTGGTATGTAGCTTCAACTGGGTTTGGAATGTCACTGGACTTACTTGCTTGTCAAGTCATCGAGTTGAGTGATGGTAGCCTAAGTGAGAAAGCAGCTGAAAGCTTTGGATTTACTGAGGTTGAAGGAGGCTATGTTAACGGAGGTGAAAACTTAGACCAAGCACTTGATGCCGAAGAAGAAGACATTATCAAAGCGGACTTTTAGGTCTGGATTTGAAGAGAGAATAGCATCACAACTAAGACGGTGTGGTATAAAGTACAAGTACGAATCGTTAGTGATCGAGTACAAGCGTCTTAGTACCTACACTCCTGACTTCATCCTCCCCAACGGAATCATTATTGAAACCAAGGGGAGATGGGTCACGGAGGATAGGACTAAACACTTGTTAATCAAGGAACAACATCCTGACTTAGACATTAGGTTGTTATTTCAAAATGCTTACAACAAGATTCGCAAAGGAAGTAAGACTACCTATGCGATGTGGTGTGAGAAGAAAGGAATATTATATGCACATAAACAAATACCAAAACAATGGCTTTCACTAGAACGCATCAGCAGTGTGCAAAGTGTGGATCGAGTGACGCTCTTGCAGTCAACGACGACGGAAGTACAAAATGTTTCAGCTGCGATTCATACAGTCGAGGCGGACAACAAACTATGACACTACCTACAACCAACAATACTACATTTATCACAGGCAAAGCACAGGAGATAGCTAGACGGAACTTAACTAAAGAGACTTGTCAGAAGTGGGGCTATCAAATAGGGACTCACAACGGAGAACCTGTACACATTGCTAACTATAAAAGTAGGAACGGAGCACTTGTCGCACAGAAACTACGATTCGCTAACAAAACTTTTTCTATCAAGGGAGAGCTGTATGGCTTATATGGGCAGCACCTTTGGAGCAGTGGTGGAAGAAGAGTAGTAGTATGTGAAGGAGAGATTGATGCGTTAAGTGTCAGTCAAGCTTTCGGAAACAAGTGGGCTGTGGTTAGTGTACCTAACGGAGCAGGAGGAGCAAAGAAGTATGTCAGCCAAGCAATTGATTGGTTGGAAAGCTTTGAGAAAGTAATCTTCTGCTTTGATAATGATGATCCAGGAAGAGATGGAGCTGCAAAATGTGCTGCTCTTTTAACTCCTGGTAAAGCATACATAGCTGAACTGCCTCTAAAGGATGCTAATGATATGTTAGTGGCAAAGCGTAGCGAGGAGTTGGTGACTTGTCTGTGGCAAGCGAGAGAGTATAGACCTGATGGGATAGTAAGTGGTGAGGAGATATGGGAAGCTGTTATAAAGGAGGACACCTCTGAATGTCAGCCCTATCCATATGCTTCACTTAACACTATGACACACGGACTGAGGAGAGGGGAGTTGGTGACACTTTGTGCTGGATCAGGGATAGGTAAGTCCTTGTTCTGTCGTGAAGTCTGTCACCATCTCCTTGGACTTGGAGAGACAGTAGGTTATATAGCACTGGAAGAATCAGTGAGACGAACTGCACTTGGCATCATGGGTATTCATCTAAACAAACCGTTGCACCTAGAGAATGATTTGAAGGAGGAGGAGTTACGAAAAGCATTCGATGAGACAATGGGTAGCAAGAACTTCTATACCTATGACCACTTCGGAAGTACGGAGAGTGATAACTTGTTAAGTAAGATTAAGTACCTGTGCAAAGGATTAGGTTGCAAGTGGATATTCCTTGACCATCTATCTATTGTAGTTAGTGGTATCCAAGGAGATGATGAACGACGGTTAATTGATAATACGATGACACAACTGAGGAGCTTAGTAGAAGAGACTGGATGTGGAATGGTGTTAGTATCTCACCTTAGAAGACCACCGAATGGTGGAGGACATGAGGAAGGAGGAGTCACTAGGTTATCAGACCTCAGAGGTAGTCATTCGATACCACAACTCAGTGATATGGTCATAGGACTTGAGAGAAACCAACAAAAAGAAAACAACAACGAAACAAAAGTAAGAGTCTTAAAGAATAGATTCTCAGGAGAGACTGGACTAGCTACTACCTTGTTATATGATCAAGACAGTGGCAGGTACACAGAAGATGAGAATGTATTTAAAGACAAAACAATAACAACCAACGGTAAAGATCCGTTTTAATAAAATGAAAATACTATTCTTTGATATAGAAACAAACGGCATCGAGGACTTCACTAATCTGAGTGACCTCAAGGTCTGTCATTGCTTGTCGATCTACGATCCTATAGCAGCTAAGATGATTACCTTTGAAGGTGAAGGGATAAAGGAAGGACTTAAGATGTTAAGTAAAGCAGACAAGATCATAGGACATAATGTGATAGGATTTGATCTACCTGCGTTAGCTAAGCTGTACAACTTCCATCCACCTTTGGTCCGAGTACAAGACTCTCTTGTTATGAGTAGGTGTATACACCCTGACCTTAGAGAAGATGACTTCAAGCGTAAGAACTTTGACCCTTCTATGATAGGTAGTCACAGCTTAAAAGCTTGGGGACACAGGATGGGTGAGATGTTAAAGCTTACTTACGGAGAAGAGGAAGGAGCATTCGATCACTACAACGAAGAGATGAAGAAGTATTGTGAACGAGATGTGTTAGTAACCAAGACCTTGTATGAATATTTAATTAAGCTTGAACCTAGTAGAAAGATGTTAGCTATTGAACATTGGTTTGCTTACATCATCAGATTACAGGAGAGCCAAGGCTTTGCTTTTAATATAGATAAAGCTGAACAACTGGAACAGAAGTTAAACGCAATCCGAGCAAAGCTACAAGATAAGTTACAAGAGATGTTTGAACCTACCGTCAGGAAGATGAAGACTCCGAAGGGATACTCATTAACTATTGAACACATGGATGGAATGGAGGTTATCAACGCACCTACTAAAGTAGAACTTAAAAAGATACTGAAGAGTAGAGGCATGGTACAGAACTTGGTTAACAAAGCTAAACCACTCGATGTAAAGGAAGAGATCATACCTTTTAATCCTGGTAGTAGACCACAGATTAAAGAAAGACTTGAAGCTTTAGGTTTTAAAATACCTTTAACGAATGACGGAAAGACAGCTAAGATAGACGAATCTACTTTAAAATCTATTAACCATCCATCTGCCGAGCTTTTGCTTGAATACTTGTTAGTCGTAAAAAGACTAGGGCAACTAGCTGAAGGCGAAAATGGATGGTTAAGATTAGTTAAGGATGGCAGAATCCACGGACGAGTCAACACAAACGGAGCAGTCACAGGTAGATGTACTCATACTGCACCTAACCTAGCACAAGTACCAGCTACTAGAGCAGAGTACGGTGAGGAATGTCGTTCTTTATTTATAGCTAAAAAAGGTTACAAGTTAGTAGGTGTTGACGCTAGTGGTTTAGAACTTCGTATGCTTGCACACTACCTGTCAACTTGGGATGGAGGAGAGTACACTAAAGCTATCCTTGAAGGAGACATACACTCTGTTAATCAGAAGGCAGCTAACTTAAAAACAAGAGACCAAGCTAAGACATTTATCTATGGATTCCTTTACGGTGCTGGTCCTTCAAAGCTAGGAGAGATTGTGGGAGGAGGAGCAAAAGAAGGAGCAGCATTACAGATGAAGTTCTTGTCTAACTTACCTGCGTTGAATAAGCTCAAACAATTAATCCAAAAGAAGGCAGAACAAAATGGGCGTTTAACAGGACTAGATGGTAGGATACTAACTATAAGAAGTGAACACGCTGCACTTAATATGTTACTTCAATCTGCTGGTGCTGTCCTTATGAAGGTAGCTTTAATTAAACTACACACCAAGCTTTCTGAGATCGGATGGCAACACGGAAGAGAGTACGCTTTTGTAGGTAACATACACGATGAGTTCCAAGCTGAAGTTAAACCTGAGTTAGCAGAGACATACGGAGCGTTAGCTATCAAAGCAATCCAAGCAGCAGGTAGAGAGTTAAACATGAAGTGTCCTATGGATGGTGAATATAAAGTAGGAGAGTCATGGGCAGAGACGCACTAAAACAAGAAACTGAATTTGATTACTACTTGTCCCTTGCAGAATTGTATGATACAACTGACTTAAATGTACCTTGGGATTGGAAGAACGAACGAATAAGTAATATTATGCCTTCATCAAAAGAGACAAGAATAGGAGCGATAGCTGAATCGGATTTCGTAACTCAATGTTTAACAAGGAACTTTGAACCTCACTCTCCTGTTACTCCTATGCCTTGGGATTTTATTGTCACTTGCCCAGCAGGTACTTTAAAAGTGCAGATCAAAGCAACTAATGTAGCTCCTAGACCTGACAGTTATAATATTGCAACTCACACAGGAAGTTTAAAGAAAAAATGCTTAGACAAGGAAGTCATTGATGTTGTGGGTTGTTATATTCAACCAGAGAAGCTGTGGTTTATAATACCGATAGAACATATAAAAGGACAAACAACTAGATTATCAACTGACCAAACAACCAAAAGTAAATTCCAAAAATACAGAGAGAATTGGAGCATATTCTATGAGTAAAACAACCATACTAATTGACGCAGATGTATTAGCTTTTGAAGCGTCGATCATAGCACAAGAAAACATACAATGGGAAGAAGAGCTTTGGACTGTACACGCAGACATGGCAGTAGCAAAGGAACGAGTCATTGGAAGGATAGAACAATTCAAAGACTTACTCAAAGCAGATGAAGTAGTGTTAGCGTTGAGTGACCGAGCAAACTTCAGAAGGA